GAGGATCAAATGGTTCACCGAACTCATCAAAGACTTCCTCCTGTACTATTTCTGTTCCTTCAATCCATGCGTATTTCATTTGATTCTCCTTTATCGTCTGAGTTTGACCCCAGCTACGTAAACCACTGGTGTCCATCCACTAGCCAAAACTTTAATCTTATCATCATCTGGAACTAGCCATAAAGTTGAAAAACCATAGTAGGAATTCTGATAAGAAAGTTTATCAGTGGCATCACTGGTATTATACCAATGGGTGAGCTTACCTGTGTTCTGTCCTATACTCGCTGGGAGAAGCATAGCAATTCTCCCTGCTGGCAGTACTGTTGATATATCAAAGGTAGTAGTTCCTGATACTGTACCAAGACTGGGTGCGGAAGTGCTTAATGGATATGACACGTAGTCTTCTTTAGTGTTAAACTCATATACATTCCCAGAGCTATTCGTAGCTACAAACCCTATCCACCTGAAGTAATCATAGGTCCCTGTCAGATTCGCACCGTTAACATCGGTGTCCGTCTGTACACTGACAGCACCAGCCGAGGTCTTGCAGATAAACAGATTGTATATCTCATTGATCGTAGTGCCTATCGTAACGTTCACAGCACTAGGTAAGCAGAGTATCTCCTTATTCAGAGAGTCCATGCAGATTCCAGGCTGTACTGTGACACTACTGGTTCCATTGTAGGCATACTCAAGCCCATGCATATTGCCAGTGACTATAGTGTTTCCTGGCAGTGGGTAGAGTTTATCATTTATCAGTACTGGAGTCTGGGTAACTGCGTCTATCTGCCATATCTTAATATCCGTGTAGACTTCATCATCACTCAGTGTAGAAGCTTCCGGTACTCCAAGACCATTAGCGGAGACTGCTTGTGTATAGTGCCTTACTCGTATCACTGTGGTGGAAGCTAATGTTACTCTACCTGAAACTGGAACACTCCTTGCTACTCCTGTAGGGTGTGCATATATTGATGTACCTAACAGTAACTGAGTTGATGATGTGTCCTCTATCAAAAGCCTGTTTCCGGATGTATTGTAACATTGTGAGTAGGCTTCTATATAGTATTCTCCAGCAGGCAGTGTAATCTCATCTGAACTTAAAGATGCTCCACTGATCTCATTAGTAAGTACAGTATTTAAATCTCTAAGTTGCGAACTAGTTACTGAAGCTCCTCCACTAGTACCATTAGTCTTCTGATCCTGCACATGCATAAAAGGCCTAGCCAGTGTAAGCTCTGAGTCACCGTAGGACTCTATGGTCTTCAGTGCGTCAACTCTCCAGATGCGTACGTCAGCGTAGACTTCATTTGATCCTGTCTCACTGCAAGCAGCTATGGTCTGCGATGCAGCAGTTGTATACGTATAGAGGTAGACATCGGTTTCAACCGAAAGGGTGAACCTACCTGATGTTATTGCATGGTGCATCTCATGGGCATTCCTTGGCCCAGCGTTCAATCCCCGTAAAAGTGTTACATCATCGGAGTCTCTTTTGATTCCGGTGGATGTGTATCTTGCAGCATCGGCTGCACCGGCTCTTAACACGGTGGTAGCATCTATCTCGTACTCACCAGCTGGCAAAGTGATAACCTCAGAAGATAATGAGGCACCGGAAATCTCATTGATCAAAGTAGTGTTCAGTGGCCGTCTTCCAAGCCCACTCGGTACTGTGTCACCAACTACGCCAATATTTTCTTGGTACTGCACATGCATCAGAGGTCTGATCTCTTTGTACAGAGGGTTCTGCTTGACTACGGTCTCAATGGCCTCATCGAGCTTCCAGATTCTAAAATCTTCATAAACTTCTACAGGCTGATTGAAAGGTGTCCCTAGTCCAGAAGCAGCAAGTGCCTTTCCATGCCTAGAAACCAATTTAATATTAGCCGTTGACGACAGTGTTATCTGCCCAGCTACCTTAGCCGATGAAGAATGGGAGGCTCCAGCTATGTACCGGTTTGGTCCTATTAGCAACTGAGTGCCACCATCATCATGTACCTCGGCCCTGTACATTTCAGTATCTTGTCCTGGGACCATGCCTTCAACATAGTAAACTCCCGCAGGCAGGCTGATATAGGGATCACTTACTACGGCTCCAGGTATTTCGTTAACCAACGTAGTATTAAAAGAGCGATCATTAGCTCCTGCAGAAGAAGAGCCTCTAGCAGTGTTTTGGGCTTGTCGATTTTGTACATGCATGAACGGTTTATTCAGCACAGTCTTAGGAGACCCACCGAATACATCTTGAACTCTACTCATAGTTAATCTCCTTTATCGTTTAAGCTTAAGGCCCCAAGCAGATACACTGCCAGCATAAGAACCATGCTCTCTAATATACAAAGTCGTTGGAGCACTCAGTGGGACTATTGTCCAGTTAGTCGAAAATCTGCTAGTAGTATACCCGTCACTGATGTTTGTTGTGGTAGCAGTTTGAGAAGAACCATCACTCATATTCTCAGAGTTGCTCCACCCCCAACTCATAGTTGTTGCTGATGCGGTGTCTGATACAGGCAGGAAATGAATTTCTCTGATCCTAGCGGTTGGGAGTATAGATATATCCAGTGCTGTCCAGTTTGCACTTGTAAACCCAGAGCCTATCTTAGTATCGCCAGGACTCAGGAACCGGACAAAATCCTGATTCTGCTTAAACTTTATAATGTCACCACTAGAGTCTATCCATATAACACCTAGCCACCTTTGAGCAACTACAGTGCCTGGAAGATTTGCACCATCTATATCTGTATCGTACTCTATACCGTATGTATCTCCAGTGTACTTCACGATGAACACATTGTAGATCGTGTTGATAGCTGGAGAGGTCATGGTGACTCCAGTCTGCGTGTTGATGAACAGTGCTGTAGTCAAATCATCAGACATACAACTAACAGGTGCCACGTTGAAGGCTGAGGCAGTGCTATAGATCAATTCACCACCAAAGATATCACCAGTTACATAAGCACCTGAGATAGCAGTGTTAGCTTGCTTATGGATTCTAGGCTGCTGGACTACTGCGTCTAGTCTCCAGAAGTTTGCTACAACGTAACGGTTATCTTCCCCTGAACCTGCAGGATATCCGAGTCCAGTATCCGCTACCCCACTACCACCAATGTAAGTGTTGATGTATACTGCGGTTGCTGTCGAGAATGTGAGTTTGCCAGATATAGTAACTGTCTGGTTTTTGAACGCCTCAGGCCTTACAGGTATACCTGTTAACAGGACCGAATCATCACTTGCGTCTAACAGCTGGCCCTGCAAAGGGTCCGTACTACCACTAGCACTCGCATCAATTTCACACCAGTATTCCCCAGCCGGTAGAGTTACCTGATTGGAACTTAATGAAGCACCAGTAATCTCGTTGGTGATTACGGTATTGAGGGTTCTAGTGTTGTCACCAGAAACTGAGGTACCACCATCTGTTGCAGAGGGTTCAATGTGAGCCACTTGCAACATGGGCTGCTTGAGCCACTTGTCAGGATTAGGCACGGAGATGATAGAATCCTCCATGACTGCATCATTCTGCCAGATGCTGATCTGCTCTACTAGTGTCCCAGTAAGAACATCAAGATCAGAGGCTGTTGCACCGATATTTTTCCTGACTTTAATAGTTGTTTCAGAAGCTAGAACGAGACGATGGCTAAATGTTACGTAGAAAGTACCATCAGACGCGCCTAACTGTGGAGATAGTATATTGTTTGACGAATCGGCTATCCAAACAGTACCTCTGTTTGTTCCATGCCTCGGATTAACAACCTGAATCTCGTACTCACCAGCAGGCAGCGTAATCAAAGAACCACTTAAAGATGCTCCTGGTATCTCATTCACAGGTGTCGTGTTGTACACAATATCTGATGTACCCGTGGGCAGTATGTACGGAGCACTAGCTGTAATGTGTTCTGCTCTGAACAAAGGCTTCTTCAGGTACTTCTCTGGATCACTGACAGTATACTTCTGGATGTCCCTGTCGATCTGCCAGATGCGTAGGTCTGCGTACTTCTCCGGTTGCCCTGTTATGTCATTAGGTTTCCCAGCTGTAGGAACAGATGACTTAGATGTGGTGACTATGGTTATATCAGATGCTTCGGTAAGTACCAACCGTCCAGAAATACTGGCATCGACAGCGTTGTGGTAGGATACGTTACTTGAATTACTTGAGAGTACCTTAACTCCATCAACCTCAATGAAGTTCCTGAAGCCATCATTAGCAGCAGTGTTAATGCAATTCACCGCTGCTTCGGCTTCAATCCAATACTCGCCAGCAGGTAGCGTAACAGTATTGTTTACCAGAGAAGCACCAGAAATTTCATTTACTATCACACTGGTCAGGTTCCTTGTGGTATCTCCTACGATTAGTGACTGGCCTGCTGTGTCTTCTGGCTGTATATCCTGTACATGCATCAGAGGCTTACCGACTACAGGTGCAAAAGGTGTACTATCAGTATACAGCCACCTATCGTCTATGTAAGTAAGAACCCCTGCCTGACCCTTCGAGTCCAGCTTAATGAGTCCAGTACCTTCGCCCTCAACCTCATTACCATTGGGGTCTATGTAACTAGGCACCGTATGGAAGCTATTGTCATGATCCTTGAAGCCCACTTGCAGATTATCTGTAGGGCTGGCAGGTAACACGAGGGTCACTCCCCATCTCAACGAGTATCCATTTGTATCCTCAGCATCTACATCCACGTAGGCAGAGCCAGAACTGTCAGTTACCTCAAAGACTGTGGCAGTCCCGTAGGTACCTACAAAGCTAGACTCACTGAATGCAAAGGCATTAGTGTTCGTAGCTTGTATAACCTCTTGCCAGACACCAACTGCATTACGTGCGGTCCCTGAGGTTCCACCCACTGTAGGAGTTACAGAACCGGAGGTGTATTCAGTGATCTGGAAGGTTACTAGGTAGTAACTATTAGCAACTATGGTGCCTGATTCTACGTCCTGAGGGTAAGGTCCAGACCATGCGAGTCCACCCCCACCCCCACCACCACCACCTATAGCTCCCCACTCAGTACCGTCATACCCTTCAAAGGTATCATCATCATCGTTGAACCTGAGCATACCAGATGCAGGAGTGCCAGGCCTCTGAGCTGCAGTACCTGCAGGAAGTTGAGCAGCACCTGTGTCGGAGTCTTTCAGTACAGCACTGGAAGGAGTGAGCGAGGTTATCTGCCACTTATCCTCTATGTAGGTGAAGTACACACAGGTCCCTCTACCGGAGAGTGTAAAGTCTCCAGACCCATAACCATCTATGTTTTCACCATTCGGGTCTACGACACACGGCTCAAGGTGGAAGTTATCTCCATGATCCATTACCGCTACAACATCTCCGTTACGTGGAGTGGCTGGAAGGAGAATACTCTGTCCTAAAATTACAGGATATCCCTTGCCAGCTTCAGCAGTTATTTCCGCACCATAAGCTCCAGCCTTATCGTATAGCTCGATATCGTCATAGTATACTGTCTTATCGCCTGCGTTACCAGCACCGAGAGTCACGTAGCAAGTTGTGCTAGTGGCTACGAACTCCCCCTGCATCGTAGTCATCTGTGTATCATCAGTGGCAGATAGGTTTAAGTATTGTCCAATACTTATTGTGGTACCAGCCCTGAACGTACACTCGTCATTAGTGGGAGATGGTCTACCTTTTCCTCTAAGGACGTAGGTACGGCCTATCTCTACAGTTACTGCCTGTGCTATGTACCACTGAGCATCTCTAGTTACTTTAAGTTCGCCATTCTCAACTACAGCTATTGCACCTGGATTGATATAGTCACTAAGGTCTGTATCAGAGAAGTCACCGTTTATAAATAGGTCAGCAGTTCCAACCATCGGAGATTGCCATTGGACACTGCCTCCTATGGTGTCCCAGTCTGTTCCGTCATATCCCTCGAAGACTTGATCGTCAGTGTTGAATCGGAACATGCCGGAAGCAGGAGTGCCAGGTCGTTGAGCCTCAGTACCTACAGGTATACTGGCAGCTCCGGTGTCGGAGTCCTGAGGAACAACAACACCATCATGAGGTGCTGTAGCGTTCTCGTGGTCATAGGCCCAGTTACTGGAGATAGGAGCATCCGTTACTCCGTCAACTGGGGTATCATCGATGTCGCTCTTGAGTATATAATCTCCAGCTGGTACATAAGCTACCGTCCAAGAGCCTCCGTCATACACCCTCATCTCATCAGATGTAGTGTTGAAGTACAAGGCTCCTTCGGCTAGTGGATCACCATTGTTATCCAGTGTAGGGTCACTTGCTTTAGCACCGAGGTACCTTGTATCGAAATCATCAAATGCAGCTTCAGCAGCTTGCTCACTGGCTAGTGCGTTAGCCTCAGAAGTTGCAGCGTTGGATTCACTGAGAGCAGCAGCAGCTTCGCTATCGGCAGCATTAGATTCACTAAGAGCTGCAGCAGTCTCGCTGTTACCTGCATTAGTTTCGCTGAGAGCAGCAGCTTGTTCGCTAGCTAGGGCATTACCTTCAGAGGTACTTGCAGCACTTGCAGAAGCAGCAGCAGAATCGGAGTAAGCTACACAGAGCTGTGCGTAGTACTTGGCAGAGTATTCTACCTCTCCAGGCACCGTACCACCTGTGTAGGTAGCCCACTGTTCTGCTTTGGTTTCAGAGGCAAGAGCAGCTGCAGCGGAGGCTATAGCTTCTAGCTCACTATCTCTAGCAGCTTGTGCTCTATCCTTCGCAGTGTATTGGATAACAGTTACACCATCTGCTCTAGTAGACACACCTTCTGTACCGCTAGCATGTCCCTCAGCTTCTAGTGCGTTAGCTCTGGCAGAGTACTCATCAGGATGCTCAATAGGCTTAGGTTCATCACCTTGGTCGTTATTAGCCCACTTATAGGCATCGTTAGCAACCGTCTGTATAGTATCGATCTCGCCCTGTACTAAATCAAACGCAGAGTCAGTCTCATCAGTTACCTGATTGACGTTCTTCCCTTGAGCTAGCGTACCGTCAATAACTTCAAGCCCTGTCTTTGTGAAGTATCTATTTGACATTTAGCTTTCCTTGTATCAAATTAATTAGTCTCTTGTATCTACTTCTTTGTCTTTGGTAATCTTCTCGTATGTTGCTTCCTCGAGAGCTTTACCAGCCTCTGCAAGTACTCTTGTCGCTGAGGCTACTGACATGACCATAGGCTCATCGTCAGAGTCGAAGAGGGTGGCAGTAGGGGAGAGGTTATATCGTGCAGTGTCGATGAATATAAGCATGTTCAGAAGGATGTCTCGTCTGATCCTAGACTTGAAGGTTCCTTCCGGTATGTTCACAACGATGTAACCGCTGATCTTATTTGTATATTCCTCTGCGTTCTTCTCCTTGTCCTTCTCTTTCTTCTTCTCCTTAAGCTCCTCTCCTTCATATCCGTAGAGAGGATCAGTCTTTCTCTTCTCTTCTATATCCTTGATCTCCAGCACCTTAAGTACCAGAGGCTCTAAGAAATCTATGTTGTCTATAATATCGTTGAACCTTTCGTGAGTATGGTACTCCATCTCTGCAGTGTCAAGACCCCAATAGGATATCATCCTAAGGTCTGGCTCGAACTGAGCGAAGTCTTCCTCTGGTAGATAGGCACCAAAATCATCTACAATAACTAGACGGTCATCAGGGACTACACATATACGCTCGTACATCCCTGGCTTTATCTTACTCTTGTTATTCATTCCGCACCTACACTATTGGTTGTCCAGCTTGTTTACTCATCTTCTCTCTAATAGCTACAGCCCTTTCTTTAGAGAACCGCACCTCAGTATCCCAAGGGACATGGATCAAGGATTCATCATCCAGGGCAAAGAACCTGAAGTTACCTTCCATCCCATCTCCTACTACATTCTTTAAAGTCTTGAAGAATCTCCTTCCATGTAATCTATATTTCACTTTGTACTTTTGCATGGTTCCTCCTTATAGAACTCTCATGATATACAAGCAAGTGAGAAAGTTAGGTCTATTCTCTGTATTGCCTGTCCTTCCTGAAGTCTCTGCAGTACCTGATGTAGTTGTCTCAACACCAAGGCCTCCTGCACCTGATGTGAATGCTCCTATGTTTACTGAGTGGGAGTGGCCCCAGCCAGAGCCAGAACTGCCTGTGTTAGTGTTGACATCATCAGAGAAAGACCGAGAACCATAGTCAAAATCCCAACCACCAGAAGATTTACCCATCTGGCTATGTGTATGACTACCGTTGTAGTTAGATGATAAACCTGTAGAGCTGGTTCCAGTAGATGGTGGATCAACTGAGTGAGTATGATCTCCCATATCGTGGGTATGAGCAGGACCGTAGTGTTGATGACTATCAGTATTTACACCACCAGTTACTCCAGCTGCAGTGTCTCCCATTAAGAAGATATCACTTGTAAGGTTAGGGAGGTATCTTCCAGCTCCGTTGAATATAGGAGAAGCTGTCAGGTTAAGAGCTGAGCCATCACACACATAGAACCCATCGATATTCAGAAGGGCATTAACAGTAGCTACATCGTTGCCTAGTACACTAGTAAAGGTACCGTTGCTTCCATCTCCGAAGTAACCTCCAATGAACGGTACAATAGCTCCTACGGGGATACCTGTTACCGAGGCTCCTGTACCTGGCTGGACCCAAGTGGACCCGTTGTACCCCTCGAAGTCACCTGAGGTAGTATTGAACCTGAGGTTACCTGTACTGGGAATAGCTGGTCTTTCCACCGTAGTTCCTGCGGGGATTCCTGCAGCACCTGTATCGCCATCGTTCTTAAGGATAGCATCCAGGGTGTTGATGTAGTCGTACTGATCTGAACCCTCTTGAGCTACCCTAGCTACTTGTGTATCTCCTTCCGCTTCTACTTGAGCTTGGTATGTACCTGCTAAGTTAGCGTAGTACTTTGCGGAGTAGTCTAGTGCATTAACTCCATCGTTGATCTGATTAGTAGGCTCAGTGGCCCAGGCATTAGCGAAGTCTCTAGCAGTTTCTGCTCCTGTCTTTGCAGCTTCAGCATCGTCTTTATACCCTTCTACTGTGGTCTCTATTCCGAATATGTTACTCTCTGAAGTTGCAGCATTACTAGCTGAGGTAGCAGCTTTGGCTGCATAGTGTTTCGCAGAGTATAATCCAGAGCCTGTTATTACTTCGCTGTCCTCTGCCTCTTCTGCCCATACCTTTGCCGAAGCATTAGTAATACCAGGGTCACCAGTTCCCTTAATAGCCTCAGCCCAGTCTTCTGCATCCTGAGCGGAGCCAGCAGCTGCAGTCTCACTATTACCTGCATTAGTCTCGCTAGTCGAAGCAGCAAGTGCAGCAGCAGCAGCATCCTCTGCCTCTTTCTTAGCTGACTGATCACCAGTAGGTACCCCATCGTTATCTGTAGGTGTACCTATGGCCCAATCTTCAGCTAATGTAGCCCAGTGTTTCGCAGAGTACTTACCAATAGTAACTGGATCGTATGGATCGTTCTCTGCCCAGGCTTCACCCCTACCAGATAGTGCAGCAATATCCTGTTCAGCTACATCGAATGCAGCATCAGTCTCGGTGAGAAAGGCATTAACATCACTAGCTTTAGCAGTCTCGCCATCAGTTACTGATAGTCCTGTCGGATCAAAATATGTTCCCATTATATCCCCAGAATGTTTCTCAGATACATTTACATGAACCTGCTACCGTTGGCATAGTCTACAACCATGTTGTGGTATGTGTGTGGCTCATGGTGTTTACTAGAGGTAGCTATTTCTATACTCATGTTGACACCGTATCCGTTTAAATACAGCATTGGGTTACTGATAATAGCACCACCCCAGATGAAGTCACCCCAGATCGAAGCTCCCCAGACACCACCCTGTCCAGCTGTTTGAATCTCCCTCTGTATAGAGGACATCAAAGCGGAACTTGAGTAGTTGTAGTCTGACCGGATTTCGAATACCATCTTGTTCGCGGAGGTAATCTCAAAGAGGACACGATAGAATCTCTTCCACAATCTCGGGGTACCGTAGTGGTAGTAAGCTGTCTTCATAGAGGTCTCGATGATCTCTCCATCGAAAGATGCCCCTGTCTCTAGCTTGTATACGTGCCCATCAGCACCAGCAGCTACGATGAATATGTTACCGTCTGCATCTTCATCCTCATGGAACCTGCTCATTACTACAGGGTATTCAGCTAGGGTTACTCCTTTTACTTTCTTCTCACTGAAAGTGTAGATGATGATCTTAGTGGATTCAGTAGCAGTATCGTGAAAGTGTACTCTGTACTGTGACTTCTTCCTCTGTACAAAAGCTCCTACAAACGAGGTTTTGTAAAGCTGATAAGTGATATGAGCTTTCTTCTTAAGATCACCCATTGCGAAGTCACCAGCTGCATCTACCTGAGTCATGCTAGTAGGACCACGATCATCGCAGAAGTACAGATCGCCCAAGAGACTTGCTATAGAGTGCTCGTATGCACCAGCTGAAGTAGAGAAGTCCTCTACACTGAACGGGTAATCAATCGTTGCAGTAGTAGGTGGCTGAGCTTTCAGAAGCTTGATAGTCTCGTCCATAGTGACTGCCATCGTATCGCCAGGAGCAACTTCTGCGTTAGTTATCTCGTCACCGAAGAATATTTCTCCTGCTCCAAACTCTGCAGACCACTGGGTAGGATCACCAGGAGCTGAGTAGAACATGTGTCCGTTCGGATACACTAGCCACAATCTATCCTTGAATAGAACTACGTGGGTAGGGTTGTCAGTTATACCGTCAGGTCCAGCTATGAACCCTAGAGGCTCTGTATTACTGTAATAGAATATACCAGGCTGGTTAGCTACGAAGTACATAGTGTGAGTATTCGGAGCACCACCAGGGAAGTAAGCAAAACGTCCATCAGTGAAGTCAACATCTGATCCTGCCCCTACAGATACTAGGGAGGCTGCAGCTGAAGTCTTGAACAGCTCTGTAACGTAGCTGTCTAATGTAACAGTCTCTCCTGTACCAAGTGTACCTGTAGCTACTGTGACTATTGCTGCTCCTATTGCTTGGTCTGCAGGAGTACCAGAAGTGTAGTCACCAGTGTTTATAGTGACGAACTCTATTGTACCTGTAGCTCCACCTGAAGCAGTCCATGCCTCTCCACTCCTTGAGATAAGGTCAGTGCTTGGTATAGTTCCTTCGATGTAGGGTACGGTATATCTGGTGTTAGTCAACTCTGCCCACCCTGAGGCACTCTCTTCGAAGATACCTCCAGAAGCACCACCAGTCTTGTCTCTTACTCCGTATGCCTTACCTTGATAGATGTGTACATCTCGTACACCGTTCTGGCACTGGTCTGGTGTCTCTTCAAGTTCCGTTATCAAAGCTCTAGCAGTCTCTCTATCTGCATCATCAGCGTTGAATACGTAGTATCTGTAGTCACTGAAAGGGTAGTCCATCGTGTATGCAAACTCTACAGTAGATTTCCACCTAGCTACGTTACTAAGACGGAGGGTATCTACATACAAGTCTTTATCAGAGTTGTCACCATCTCCTATTACCAGATCACTAGCTGCATGTACCCCTGCTCCAGTAGAGGTGAAGCTATCTACGTTACCGTTCAGCCCTATGTACACATCGCAAGTAGTTGCGCTAGGCTCTACGACTACAGAGAGGAAGTACCATCTACCTGAGTTAGCCAGGGAGGTACCAACGAACTCCTCTACACCAGATGAGGTAGTAAGGTATACGTGAGTGATTCCTTCCTCTAAAGTGATTTTGATGACACCTGAGATTTCTGCGACAACAACTGTGGATAAGAAGATGTCGTTTGTTTGGACAACTCCATCGAGAGTATAGACTTCAGTCGCGAAGTCAATAGGCTCATCAGATAGATCACAGGTCCAGTTACAAGAGACCAAGTTGTTGAAATACCAACTTCCTTCTCCGAATTGCAGACGTGCCGAGGAGTAGCTAAGATTACTCTGTGTAGTAACTCGATCCGACTCTGATTTATCCGTGATGTCTTCACTGGTTTGTGATTCAAGTAGTACGATTGCGTAAGCATCATTACCCTCGTCCTCAAGGAACTCCACTGGTACGTCTGATGGAGAAGACTGACCATCGTATCTTTCGTATCCTTCGACTGAGCTGTATCCGTGAAAGGCACCATCTATCTCCTCATAATTATAGCACTGGAATAGATCACCAGCACCAAGTTCAAGGTTAGTGATACCTTCATTGACTCCTCCAGTATATACTACTGTCTTACTGTTAGTTCGAGGAAAGGATATATTGTTCCTTCTTCTCATAATTAACCCCAGTATCGTCTAGCTTTATAGATAGGTCTCTTCTTGATTGTCTTTGCAGGTACCTGAGACCTCATCAGTTTGTTCTCGAGTATGTCAGCTTTATAGCTATGTCTCTCGTAGATAGAAGGGTTCCCAACGTAAGATGCCAAGTCTTCCAGAGCTTTCCATACTATCAAGTAGTGGAACTCCTCAGGTAGAAGAGGTATATCTGTGTTGTTGGTAAGTATCTGAGGAGTCCTGTAGTAGGATGCCTCAATATCTGCCTGGGCTAGAGGAGTAGGCAGTACTAAGCCAGCAGTACGAAACTCTTTGACAGCAAAGATACCTGTACCTTTCTCATCCCAGGTGTCCTTCTCTAGCAAGTAAGTCTCATAACTGATCTCTTCGATCTGCTCACCGTCCCGAAGGAAGGAAGAACGGTCCCACTTGGCTACTCCGAAGTCGTTGCTGAGACCATCCATGATATCGTCATTGCTGTAGAAATGCTGGCCTATATCAGTAGTGAGTGTAGCTCTCTCCCACATAAACTTCCAGTCTTCCCTCTGATTCTGCAGGTCTACCCATGAAGACCGTATAGCCTCAGTAAGATACTCAGTGAAGTCTCCAGAATCAACACTGGAAATCCTTCCCTGGAATCCTGAGTGAATCCTTACTTTAGTTGCGAGTTCTCTGAAATTCATTTAGAACCTCCGTAGAATTTATCCTTTACTATTATTTCAGTAACGAGAAGGAGGGATGGGTAGGACAAAGAAAAACCCCCAGCAACCGCTAGGATCACTGGGGGTTTGCGCTAGTTTAGACTAGCTGCTGCTTAAGGATTACAGTAGAGTTCTGCAAGAGCCTCGGGCTGAATGACTTCGCGCCCGTACAGCAGGAGTAAACGCCAGAGGTCTTCGAACTGATCCTGACTACGGACAGTCTCAGACTTGTTGATCTGGCTTGCGAAAGTGGTAGCGTTCTTCACACCAGCAAATACGTGGTACTTAAGACCAGTATCAGAGGAGGTCGGTACCAAGTTAGACTTGTATACCTTGAAGCTATCGATCTCGCCAATGAGACCAGTGCGGAGAACCGACTTGCCATCACCAGTGATGTTAGCTGCTTTGAGATCAGACTTCTTCAACATAGCAGCATACCAGTTGGGGATGACTACGAAACGGTTTTCATCCGGTACGTTGTGCTCGGACAGTACAGCACCGAGATCAACGATCTTGTCGGTGGCGTTAGCAGCCGTAATGGTGATTGCACCTGCGGTTTCTCCCAAGTTGAAGGAAGCAGAAACTACGCCAGCAGCGGTTCCAAGGTTACCCGAGGAAGCTGCATTGATGTCGTTTCCATCAATACCTTCACGAGCACCAGCAAACGCTTTACCTTTCATGTAGGTAAGGATTGCAGAGTCGGTGTCGATCTTGGCAGACAGAGCTGCACGTTCTGCGAAGATGCTCATCAGCTGCAGGTCAGACTGTACAGCGTCAACATCGTCTACTTTAAACGCAACGTATTTAGCCTGATCGATGTTCAGGGTACGAGCGTCTTCGCCAGGAGTGGCGTAGTTGATCGGAGTACCGACAGCATAGGTACCTACAGTAACGTAAGTAGGAGCTACGCGAACCTGTACTTGATCGCCTTTGTTTTTAATCTCGCCTTCGTAATCGTTGTTACAGATTTCGTTGGCTACACACATCTCAGTGAAAAGACGCATGACTTTACTGGAGAACAGCAAAGGATTATATTGAATGGTTCCATCAGAACCGTATCGTGCGCTAGCAGGACCAGCCATGTTAATTACCTCTTATTTGTGAAAATGGGTTATCGCACCTTAAAACTACGTAGCGGAGGTGCGTCTGCGTGAATTTTACCTTCCATTGAAGCCTTGAATATCCGAGCCTCCATAGCTTCCGGTACAGATGAATCATACTTGTACTTTCCAGCCATGACTTCTTTCTCGTACTTATTGATCTCGGACTGCTTGATCCAGCCATCCTTGCTCTCTTTAATCTGCTTAGTAGAAGAATCTCCTTTGGTCCCAGTGGGGCCAGCGTAAGCATCAGTTGAATCAGGGAACTTGGCGTCCTTCTTAACTGTATCTAGCGTTGCCTTCTGAGCTTTGTACTCATCAAAAAACTGAGCGACTCTCACGTAATCTCCGCGAGATTGATCGCTACGAAGGGTTGCAAGTCTTTCGATACCGTAGTCATCTTCTTGACGTAGCCATTCGTTGAACTCTGGGTCTTTGTTCATATCATCTAAATCAGGTACTAATCGATTCAGGTTATCCATGAACTCCGTTGAGTTAGCAACTTTGTAGTCTTCGGCTTTCTCTTCAAAGTCAGAAGCTTCCTTAACCTCACTGGACCTCTTAATCTCTCTCAGTTCTTTCTGTAAGTTCTCAATGATCTTAGCAGCATCTTCCCCGAGGATATCTCGTTGGTCCTCATCAAGCGTTGTTTCGCGCTCATCGAGCTTTGCTTGGAGTTCGGTCTTGGCCTTCTGTAAGTTGGCAACGTACTTGTTAAGCCTACCAACTTCACCACGTAAGTCAAAAATGGTACGGTCAGTCTTGCCTTTGTAACGGTTAGCTCGGTGCTCTAACTCTGCATATTCTCTACGCAGTTTAGCAAGCTCACCACTATCGGGCTGAGTATGTTCATCAGTGGTTACTGTCTCAAAAGGATCATCCGTCAATGTCTCAGTTGGCTCAGTAGACTGATCAGGATCGGTAACTTCATCGTCACCCAATACTTGTTTCTCCTGTTCGGCAGCATCTCCGTAGATTTCTGCCTCCATCCTAGCTATATCCTCATCTAACTTGGACAGTCTTTGCTTCTGTTGTAGCCCATCACTCATGTTGTCTCCTCTCGCGGTCCCACCGTACTAGCTTCCACTGTGATCTCACTACGCCCTCGGCAGGTTGTAGTTAAGGACAGATGAGTTCTTCCGGTTGGGGGCGATCCAAATAAAATTAATAACTAGGTTAATAAAACCCATACCAAAATTAACACACAAGTTAATCTTTCTTTATTACTATATCATTTAGATTGCTTAGTTATGTCTTCCATGAAGTCAAGTAACCCCTGGAATTTACCTTGTATAAACCTATGATCCGTCTGGGTTGTAGCACATCTAGTCATAGCTTCTTCAAGGTGTACTTGGAGGAGAGCTACGATTGCCTCGTATTTCCCCTCCCGACACATACCTTTAAGTCTCTTCAGTTCTTCTTTGCTCAGCCTCTCTTTGGGCATTTCTTAAATCCTCCCGCTCTTTCTGATTCATCTTAACAGTCTCGATAGCTACCTTAGTAGAAGCAGTCCTCCTGCTGTCCTCGAGTTTACCCGCTTCTCTACGAGCACTGTCTATGTTCCTCTGCTCCAGTTCGACCAGTTTGATCTGACGGTCTTTCTCCTGCTGGTCAAGCTTAGCCTGGAGTTCTTGCATCTTGGTCTCCAGGGTCTGCTGGTGCATCTGCATCTGACCTTGTACCTGGGTCTCTGTAGCCTTGAGTCCTACATCAGACTTCTGACTCTGAGCGTCTATCATCTTCTGCTCATTAGCATCATCTTTGGCCTGACGTTCTTTAAGCTCGAGCCTATCAGGTATAACATCCTCAGGCAAGTTAACGTCTTTAAACAGCTCTCTCAGTAGGATACCTCTACCTTCGTAACCCATAACCTTGATGTCCTGCGGGTTAGAAGTTACCTGGAGAAGCTCCTTACGTAGCTGCTGCTGAGCTGCTTTAATGGTAATGTTCTCGACAGCTTTTACAGTTACGTTCAGGTCACCGTTCCACTTGAATGCAGGTTCCTCTGTCTCGTACTGTGACAGTAAGTACAGGTAGGACTGGAACTCTACTCTAGGTACAATCAATCCCCTGGCTATATTCATTACTGCCGATTTGATTCCTTTAGAAGCACTTTCAAGCAGCATCGACAATCCTGAAGCAGTCTGTCCAGCTCCTCCAGTTCGCTCGTTTCCATAGGCGTATCGGGGAACTCCTGTAACGTCATCAGCCTTGACCTCAAAAGCTTCATATACAGCAAGTAGTTCTTGAGCGTTTGAAGGTGCGATAAAATACTCAACTGGTTTCCCTCCGTTACCTTGTGGATCACTACGGAACTGCCATATCTTGAATGGCTCTTGATCTTCTATATCTCCATCGTCAGCTAGGCGATCTACTAAGATAGCCATCTGAGGACCGGATGCCATACCCATGTTGTCAGCTAATGCCCTGGCTGCAGCATTACACATACCCTGGATATCTCTCATCAGGTTAGGTAATGATCTACCCCAGATCGATCCGTTACGTGGGTGAAAGCAAGCTGCATAGTAGGGCCTACGTTTCAGTGGGTCCTTGTTGATACGGAGCTTAATGATCTTACCAGTGATCATCATAGCTTCTACTTCAACGTGTTCCCAGTTAGACCTACCTACCAACTCTATATCTTGAAGACCGAACTCTATTAACTTACCTACAGGTACTGATCCCCAGAAGTGGAGACCGTGGTAGATGTCTGTGTTGCTGTAGGTTTGACTGCCCCTCTTTTCTATTCTAGCTTTATCTTCCTCTATATCAGAGGACAGCCAGAATGGAAGTCCGGTCTTCTCGTTCTCTAGTATCTCTATGATGTCTACTGTTCTGAATCCTGTAGCAGCTTCGTCAAGTTTAGCAAAGGATGCAAGCTCTTTAGCAGTGATCCTAATGTGCTCGATGAAGTCACCATCGTAGATGTTGTTAGCCCCTGGAGAAGGATAAGCATCCAGTGGGTTAACCCTGTAGTCTTTATATACCTTTGTTTCTTTAGTCTTAGGTACGCCCATATCCCAGTACAGCTCTTCGTCATGAGCAGTAATAGGACCCTTCATAAAAGCAGTAGGGAACGTAGTGAAGTCATCAATAAACTCATTGAGTCTATCTTCAAACTTACTGTCTGACATCTGCTGCTTGATCTCTTTGTCCAGCTTCTTTACATTATGGTTAGCTACTTTGTGGATTTCTCCAAGGATGCTTTCCTCAACATCTCTCTTGAGCTTAGCGATTTCCTTAAGTTTCTTTGACACAATGAGTGCTGATGCAGGTAGCTTGTTGGCTTTCTGCTGTTGCTCCATCTGGGCTTGCATTTGCTGCTGCTGCTCAGGGGACATTTGTTGCATCTCAGCTTCAGACGGTCCTTGGGGTTTCTCTCCACCACCCTGAGCCTTCTGTTGCATTTCGGCATATTTTTCTTCGATCTCTTTCGATAGTCTCTCTTCGTCTTCGAGCAATGCCTCATAGATCATCTCCTTTATTGCTGCAGGTATCTCTTCCTTGTAGCTAGTGATGATATCAAATGGATCGGAGTTGGCTGGCATTACTATGTCTTTGATCCAAGACTTAGCAGCTCTCTGCTTGGTAGCGGTGATGTTCATGTAGATGTTAGAACCGTTCAAGTCATCAAGCTCTAACTCTCTATACATACCAGCAACTTGATACAGGTCATCGATCATGTCCTGTTCGATACCGGACTCCCTTCGAGCATTCTTGTTAGTCTCGAAAGAGCTAAGAACGTGAGCAGCTAATATGTCAAGGTCTTCCTCAGGTTGCGAAGTTAACTCTGCCTCCAGAGCTTCAGCTTCCTTCTGCTCACCAATCTGTTCGTCCAGTACTTGCTGTGCTGATTTGACTGCGATTCCTGGCTGATTGCCAAGAAGATCACTCATTTCCCTCATGGTTTTTCCTCTATGTAAAAATGTATCTGAGATACAAAACAGGGACCACACTGCTCGACTGAGGAGGAGGCAGTCGTAGGAGGATTAGCAATGAAGTCCCTGTAAATTCTTTCTATACTATTATTTCACCTTGCAAACCCAGGAACTCTTCTCCTCTTCTTTACGACCCTTCTCTTCGTAGTGTTGATAGTGTTGACCTCGTTCAGTTCCTCCGCGAATGTAAAGGTCAAGGCATCAGCTCTATCTGGTGACGGTATGCCTTGAGCCTTCATATCTTTCTTAGCGGTTAATAGGTACGCAAGCTTCCCGTTGTACCCATACGTCTGACTTATTATATGATCCCTCAGTGTGGTATCGTAGGGGATATCTACATCTCCACCTAGCCACTTCTTCATGCTACCCCAGAGGTGTGCTCTGACGTTGGCATACTCGTTAGGTCTGGTACTGGGTAGGGATACATTTAGGGGTCGAATAACTGACTTTAGCCCAGGAAGCCTACGGGCTGCATCGTAGGGAGAAGCCCCCACCCCATGAGCATCTATGAACACTACCTTATGATTATGTACCCTCCAGTAGTCTAGTAACTTATCAGCTACCTCAGGTCCATCCAGTCCGTTGTATACCGTTACGTCCATTAGCTTAGGACCTTGACGAGTGATAAAGACAGTCTCATCGTCACCCTTCCTGGCTATATCCACACCGCATATCTTAGGAAACTGCTTAACTTCACCAGCCATGATCTGCTTATCCATAGCGTTTTCTACTATGTCGGTAGGTACGAACTGGTCGATAGAGGTACGTGGGAACTGCCCCAGGATACGAACACGGTACTGATCACTGTCCTTACCGTAAGTGTTGATCATCTCCTTGATGAAGTTCTCGCGGATATGTGGACAGTCATAGGCAGAGAAGAACATGGTTGACCAGTCAGAGTCACCCTTGTCCTTCATCCTGTGGAAGATATCAAAGAACCTACCGGATGATCTGGTGGGGTTGGAAGTCAACACAAACCTGCCTATACCAGTAGACAGTGTACCTTGAAGTACATCGAAGACATCCTCACTTATTGCCGAAGCTTCGTCCCCTAAGATCACATAGTTCTCCGAGTGACCACCTTGAAGAGATTCCTCGTTCTCTGCACTGGCAGTGACTATGTTCGCGATCTGTACACCTTTCTTTGTGTTTAGTACAATCCTTTCTCTTGTCACAGTGAAGAGGTCTGCCCACTGTGCATCCATCTTTGCTAACCATTTCCTTGCCTCTGCATTGAAGACACGGTTTAACTGCTGGAACGATGGTGAAGTGATAAGTATCCTGCAATCTATCTTACACAACAGTAACATATATGTTAGCCAGACAAGAGCAGTAGTCTTACCCGCACCTGTACATGAGCTAACTGCTACCCTGGAATCTTCTTCCCAGACCCTCCTGATAAGCTCGGCTTGCTGCTTAGTAGGCCAGACACCAAAGAGGATAAAGACTCCTTGTACTGGGTCCTTATCTATCTCTGCTATCAACTGCCTGGTCTTAGCCGATACGTCTAAGTCACCCTGTAATGTATAGCCATGTGAGAACTCCAGGCTTTCAGGATCAACGTATTCTTCCTTCTGTTCCACCGACATATAGTCACCCTCCTCGGTTCGACTTACAGACCGTAGATCATCTCTATGGCTGTATACAAGTCCTCACCCGAAGTAACCCTCCGTACAGACCCTTCGGTTGTGAGGCACATAAAGTCATCGTGTTGAGCTTGTTTAATGTGAGCAGACAGGTCAGGCTGAATCATTACCCACTCGGGTATCTTAGCTCCCCTTACCACTCTCTCTACTTTAGAAATACACGCTTCCTTAATAAGCTTCTTTGCTTTCATCATCCTCATCTTCAATCTCCTCGTTTTCTTCATACAGTTCATGTAGTTCTGGAGGCTTAGCTACTTGTGCTCGAGCTAGCATACCGTCCAGTACATCGTCAGCTGAGATGTCGGTTCTTTCTATCTTAAGGGCATAGTTACCCTCCATCTTGTTTACCTGATCCAGTAGCTTAATGATGTAGCTCTTGTTCTTTGGGTTACCTTCTTCACGTAGCTGTTCGATCATCTCTAAGTGCATCTCTAAGATACGATCCTTATTGATCTCCCTGTACTCATGCTTCTCCTGCTGGACTCTCCTGATCTCCTCTTGTATGTTTGCTTTACGCTTGAGCATCTCACTGCGGAGGAGACAGTTAGAAGTGTATACGTCCTCGTGTCCCTTCTCGATACCACAGTCAAGACCACTCCTGATTAAGGCATCTATAGAGTTACCAGTAGATACATAGAAGGCACAGTAAAGCATTTCCTCTGTGGTTAAGGCAGAGTCAGGTCTACTTAACTTATCGAAGAACTCCTTATTGATATCCTTCTCTGGTAGGTTCTCATTGTAGTACTTGGGGATGAGAGCCTTAGAAGCTAAGAAGGCTAAGTAGTCCTTACGAAACCTCTGCTGTATGACTTGTACTTTCTTCTTGGTTATACCCAGGGAATCAGCTATCTGTTGCTGTGAGTGATTACGGACAGTTAGTTCTAACACAGGACCGAGATACTCTTCCTTCGGTTGGTACAGTTCCTTCATGATTTCCTCCATGTTTATCTTCTTGTCTACATTACTATATCATTGGGTAGAGGAGATAGTGACCTCCTAAGGGGTGAAAACTCACAGGTGCTGTGTGTGTACAAGGGGGTAAGGGAGGGGGTGTACGGGGGGTCTCGTCTTGTCTCCAGGGTTGCATACCCCACGGAAAACACCCCCCACCCCTATGTATTGCTGGATGGTACCTATTGGTATCTTTTTG